TAATGTCTTCTAGCATTCTAGCCTGTGCTAAAGCCTGCTCGTTTCCATCTGCTTGATAGGGAGAGTTAACTAATAAACCGCCTTGAATTTGTGGTGGGTACATATCACCACGTTGAATATAATCCAAACCTAATTGGTTTTGTCTAGCTATACGATCAAACTCTTCTCGCGCATATTTTGCTTCGCCCCTAGCTGCTGCATCATTCATTAATTGTTGCTGTTGAGCCAAATATGCTGGGTCTTCACTAACTTTACCTGCACCAGATATGTCAAAAAAAGTCCTGCCAACTGCATCAAATGCTTTACTGGGGCCACCAAGTAAAAACTCGCCTACTCTTTCACCCATGCCTATTTGTCTGCGCCCATCTTCACCAAAACTCATATCACGATAATCAACAACACCATCACCGTTACTGTCTATCTGTTTGCCAGATGAATCGGTCATCATGTTTCCAGCGTATGGATTGTATTCGCGGTTAACGCCATAATGCTCACCGCCATTGTTCATGCCTGCCATTCGATCTGCGTGTACTTGGTCAAAATAACCATTGTTGCCACCACCACCACCACCAGATGACATTTGACTAGTCTGCATAGGTGTAGCACCATATCCACCCCTTGGTCTTGCGCCAGTAAACGGGTCAATAAACATATCATTCATGGCACGATATTGTGCTGGTGCGTTAGCAAATAGCTTGTCTAGCGACTGCTCGTACAAGGGTGCGCTTGAGTAGCCCTGTATACCGCCTGCAAAGTTTTCTGCTTGTGGCATACCAGCCATTGCGTTAAAGCCCTGTGGGGCCAATCCAAACGCGCTAGCAGCGTTTCCAGTAGATTGCATACTCTGCTGTTGCATTGGTGAGAAAGCGGCTACATCAGGCCCGTAGTAAGGCACATAGCCAATCTGGGATACGTCACGCGCTTTGTTGATGTTTTCAATAGCAGCACTTTCTAACCATGCTGGAATCTCTGTGCTGCCTGATGTAGTGCCGCCCTTTGACATTTTAAAACCTCTTTTCTAATAAAGTTAGCTGCTGGGGTTTCCAGCCATTATCCTGTAACGCCCTAACCCAACCTTTGCGACCTGTCAAAGTCATGCCTTCACAGCCTTGATCTTTGGCCCATTGTACCACTGATTCGTGCATCCCCATAATTTCATCTAAATCACCACCAGCTAGAAACACATGAAGCACCTTCTTACGTGGGTATACCGTAATCTCTGTGACCCAGCATGACTTCTCAGCAGGCCATAATTGCATCTTGCCTTCTACCACAGCAGTCACAACATCTTCATAAAGGTGAGTGCCACCACTGTACTCTAAAGCCGCCTCTATCCATTCCCTGCACCGCTGTAACTCTGTCAACCTACTATCCAAGCCGTTGCATTACGGAATACGGGTATAACAACTGCACCGCCACCACTTACCGCAGCACCAAAGCTTGGTGAAGCCGCGTCAGTCACATAAGCACGTTGACCAACCACACCTGTGGGCAAGGCTGACACTGTATAGCCCCTAGCAATCTGCACAGGAACATACGCACCATCAACAGATATAACAGGGTATTCTCCTGTCTGGTTCCACAGCAATACACCATCTTCGGCTGCTGACTCGCCTGCCCCACGATGCCGTAAAGCACTACGCGTTGTAGCAAGCCATATTGATGTTCTTTGCGCCCACTGCAACCAGTTTAGATTAATCAGCTTTGGTGGCTGGTCTAGTATGCTCATCGTCTACCACCTTGAATAACCTCAAGTCGATTAATACCTACTCGCCAATCATCAGCGTTAACCCCCTCTACACGCATCCTGACCTGTCTACCTGTAAATCGTAAACTAACGGGATTTGACATACTAAATGGGCCAAATGATCGCTCAACATCGTTGGGATAGAATCGAGTTTTAAACGTGGCATCAACGTCACCTTGGCTCTTTTCGTCTGGTATCATTTGAGTGACGCTCATTACATTATCGCCATTTCCCATCACTATTGGCCCTGATTCTGCAAAGGGCTTTACACCGTCATAGTTAAATCCAATCTCATGCTCATACAGTTTCTTATCAGTAGCAGAAGCAATAATGGGCTGGCGGTATACGCCTGCATCCACACCAGACGTTCTAGCTAAAAGGCCAATAGCCCATGTGTTGTCGTTGTAGTTAAACACGACATAGCGGTTATTTTCGTTGGAGTTTGCAGATGGATAGAACCACCAAATCTCACCAAAGTTGGCGTTGGATACTGCGGCTACTTTACTGATCTGACTATGGTTAATATCTGAGAATACATAGTCTGCAACCTCACAAGTAACCTCACTAACCGCACCACCTGAGTAGGTATAGAATGACCTGCTACCCATCCACACTGCGCCTTTGTCTACGACAGCGACAGCTTGTGTCGATACAATGCCACATGACGTACCAATCCGTTCAATGCCAAAAACGTAGGGTGGGCCGCTATAGGTAGCAACATGTGCGTCTGTATCGGTTAGGATTAATGCTTGGTTTTGTACCCTCACACCACACTGAATTCGGCCCGTTGTCTGCAACTCTAAACTGCCAGCTTCATTAGTTGCGGCTGGTGTCCATACTGTGTTGTTTTCCCTATCAGACCATTGAACTAAGCGAGGGTTGCCGCCTGCGCCAAGGCACATTAAGAACCTTTCTTCTGTGACTAAAATAGCCCTATTACTGACGGGCGCATTAGCTACTACTGCGGCCTTTGTTGACGGGTTTAACTGCCACTGGTAAACCTTACCGTCTGTACTTGAACAGGCGACTAGAAATTGCCCAAAAGAATCCATCGACCATGTTGTTGCAGGGGTAATGGTCACCGCTTCTTGTCTTGCTGTACCATAGTATTCACGCCCATAAAATGCTGTACCAAACCCTATGGGATTAAGCGCGTCCTCACTGCCAGCAGTTAAACCAACTGGTGTAATATCATATCTAACGCCAGCACCGCTATAGGCGTATAATTTATTATAGCTACCTGCCGCAATCCAGCGATCTGAGTTATTAGCAATCCACGATTTCATGCCACGAATTTGACCATCACTTGCAGTGTCACTACGAGTACGCCAGCCGCCAATGGGACGCAATGTATTATCAAACCAGCGCACCAAGTTAGAGTCACGCCAGCGACCTTGAGACTGCAAATCAGTGCCGTTGCGATATACGCCTGCTGGTAGTTCTAGTGGAATTAGTGCCATAGATGCCTCACATTTTGTTCATTATATAAGATGAAACACCGCCTAAAATAGCTGCTAATACAATCACACCAGCCGCCATTCCTTTACCTTTAGCTAGTTGTATCTCTTGAGCAGCAAGTCGGTCATTTAGTTTAGCCATTGTTCGTGTTAACGATTCAACGTCTTTATTTAGTTGTTGTACTGCGCTAACTAACTGGCCTGCTTCAAAGTCTGGCATCCCTGACATTTCAATAAGTCCTTAAATAAATGGCTACACCAAATGCAGCACCTACTATGATTATAACAATACCTAGAGCAATTAACCCATGATTAATGTTTTCGTTTATCTGTGCCTGCCTAGCCTTGCGCTTTTTAGATTCAACTTTTTGTTTCCTGTTAAACTCTTCTCTAAATTGTTGGTATTTGTAATAGCCTAAAAGCCCTTGTTTGTTTAACATCCAAGCCAATTCTGCTTCTTGACGTTCTAAAGCTTGTTTGGCTTGATAAGCAGCTAAGACATCACCTGTACCTAGCTTTGCTTTCTGCTCAATAGCTTGGCTTGCCCCAAAGTATTTTGTTAATGCCGAACCAGCGTCTGCGATTTCCTTGCCGTTGCTAAGTGTTTGTTTTATAACTGCAAAGGCCGCATTAGCCACCATTAGCTCTGCTAACATATCCACAACCTCTTTGTGTATTCTTGTGGAATACCGTATGGCTCCCTCGAAGGTTGCACTACCAGATATTCTGCATTAACTTTATATGTCGATGGTTCAACTAAAAGCCTTTGACCTTCTGGAGCAAGATCAGGTAAAGCATGAACATTAACTGGGTACAACTCTAAAGGGCTGCTCCACATTAATACTTAATTGGCTTCTTCTTAGGCTTTGCTGGTGGACGACCTTTCTTGGTTCCGTAAGTACCCTTACCTTTTGGCATAACATAATCCTCTATTTAATTTTCTTCCTGACTGCTGCTGACAGGTCTTTCTTGTGAAA